ACGCCGGCGACTGCTACCGCACCACTCGGCTCGGCCATATTCACGTACTCCAGATGCAGAAAGCCCAGGTCATTGCCTGGGCCTTGTAGTGTGGCTCTCACGAAGAAAAACCCGCCAAAGGGCGGGGATGGCCCCGTGCTATCCTCGCGATTCCTACACCACGAAACAGGACGGACCCATGGCAAACTTCATTGTCACGTTTCAAATCAAGGCCGATGACACCTACCAGTCTCGATATAGTTCTTTTAAAAAGAAAATCAATGAGTTAACCAATTACAAGCACTGGGATGAGACAACCTCTTTCTATTGCTTCGAGTTGGACTACACGGCCCAAAGGCTTTGCTCTGAGCTGTACACCGGCAGCGAGTTCAACGCAACCAAGGACATAATGGTGGTTATCGATGTGTCCAATCGAGAGAAGGCCACGAAAGGTCCGATCCAGTACCCGGCACTGCTGGACTCCTACCTCGGCTTCTAGCTAGATCCGCTCGGAGCCGAGAATCTGCGACTCAATCTCAGCTACACGATCCTCATATCTGGAAAGTGTCTCTCGGTTAAGTCGCAGATCTTCAGCCAGCCTCCGCTCTTGGGCGGCCGCCGAAGCATACATATCCTCAATCTCGGCCAGCTTTTTCTCTTGAGCGATAACGGACTCAACAGCTTGACGGTATTCACTTTTCACGTGCTTCTCCAAGCGCGGTAGCGCGAAAGGCTTGGTCCAGGCTGGGTCTTGTAGTCTGGAGCGGCTCGCGGGACTTGAACCAGCAACATCTGACTTGGAAGGACGGGACCGAGATGACGGTTCAGTCGATGATGTTCAGGGTTGCGACGTCGTTGGAGCGAGTGGACATGGCGACCTCCTGGCTCAGAAGGCTGCGATGCGCTCAGCCAGAATTTGCTGATATTCACGCATGGCGCCGAGCTGGGCAGTCAGACGCTCCTGCTCGCCGGATTCCAGGGACCTGAAGAATTCGCCGCCGAGGAATCTAGAAAGCTTGTCGACCTTATCGTCTAGCTGCACCTTCTCGCCGACTATTCGTTGCTGGTGCGGAAGAAGGTGGCCAATATGCCCAATCGGAAGATAGGCAGCCTCAAAGACATCCTTCGGGCTCCAGCTCATATAGCCATCGGCATATTTCACCGCATAGCCCGGCTGTCCGTCTCTGTCTTGCTCCCACGCCAGGATCTGCTTGGTGCCGATATAGCTCTGAGTCATTTCCTGCCTCCAGAAATAAAAAAAGCCCAGCGCTAGGCTGGGCTCTGAATTATTGGAGTGGCCGGTGCCGATCTCCGGCATGACTGGCCCTGCTGTCACCCCCACTTAAGGCGGTGTCGGATAGCATCGTATCCAGTCGGGTATTCCTTGCTGCGCATCGGCCTGCGCATTCACTCCGTGCCGGGCTTCCACCGGCTCCCACTTCACTTTAACGCCTGCGTGTCCAAGGCGATCCCGGAGTATTAGGTCGCGGTAGGGCCGGGTCCCACCTTTGACCATCCTCGGCCGCGTAGTCGCAACCCAGAAGGATTCAGATCAGTACTACTACCGCTCCAACCAGGAGCAGCAGGACCAGCGCGCCACCGCCGATACCCTTGAGCAGCCAAACATCTTTCGATTCGGCAGACATCCCCGGCAGATGCCAGGGCCTCAAAGCCGCCAATCCTCAAACGCGCAAGATCAGCAGGATGGGAAAAGTTTGTTGCATTGTTGCGCTACTGTCAAGCCACATCTGCAATCAAAATGCCTTCTCTTCGAAGAATATTCTCAGAATCATTAAGTGCCTCGTTGATCATTTCATCCAGGGTTCGCTCGACACCTTTCTTCCACCTCCAGTAGGTAGTCCTGTTCAACCCCTGGGAATCCCAAGAGTTGATGTCGTAGAACTGCTGAGGCAGGACGATCATGTCACTGGAACGCTTTCCCTCGACTCCTTTCAACTGCGGGATAGCCCAGGCAGTTACGGCCTTCATCACGAATAATTGAGGCGCGTGGCTTGCAATAACTGGCACCAGCGCACTGATGGCCTCGACCTTCTTGGCCTTGTGAGTGCTGTACTTCGCCACAAGCGCGTTCCAGTGCCTAGGCTTGAGCTGACTGTGCAGCCGGGCGTGCACCCAGCAATCAGCATCGATGCGCTTGATGCCTGACGTGTTCGAGCCCCTGATCAGACCAGCTAAACCCTCACTCTCGGCATACCCTGGCTGGTAGAGCTTCTGCCAGGCTTGCTTTGCAGTGTTGTCGATGGTTTCCGCCGCCAAGGCAGAGACGACTGCCGACCGAATGCTGGTGTAGATCATGCTTCCCCCTTAATCAGCCCGTACTCTCGAAGGATTACCCATTGCTGGGCGATCCAGTCTTCGAAATTCATCCCGTCACCTTGAAGATTTCGACCTCACCGAACTCTGGAGCCCAATTGACCGAGAACCCGAACTTCAAGGCGGTCTTTTCAGTATCCAGGTCGCAAAGACACTGCTGGCCCTCCATGGCATCGCCAGACATGGAAACCAGATCCGCAATCTGGCAGCCAATTGCTGCGGCGAGCTCGTCGGTATCGGTCGCGCAATCGATGCATTCACCGTTCACAGTCACGGCAAGCCAAAGGCACATCAGGCAGTCCTCTTCTTCAGTTCGCGCAGCTTGGCGCGGTACTCGGCGGTGATCGCCTTCAGTTCGTCGTTGGTGTACTTGCGGGGACGGTGATCGGCTTCCAGAGCCTCTACAGCTTCCAGGCCGATGCGTTCGATCAAGCCCTCACGGAAGCCCTGGGAAACGGTAAGCCCCTTCCTGGCGTACTTGCTGGAGCCGGCGTTACAGGCCTTGCATTGAAGCCATATGTTGGATGGCTCCAGGCGGTGCTCGGGCCTTGCCCCCTTGCCGAGGAAATGCCCTGCGTCGAATGCGCCTCCAGTCTTCCAGCCTTGTTCAGCCAGTACCTCAGCCTGAGACTTGCCGCAGCTTATGCAGCCGCTGCCGATGGAAAGCTCGTAGGTTCGCCGGTAGTCCCGAACGGCTTTCTCTGCATCTTTGATGTGGTCGCTGTGCGTTTTCAGCCTCTCCTTCCGCACTTTTATCTCCCGCCGCTCTCGGTCGGCGATGGCCTTTCTCGCCGGCTTGGAGTGCCTGTCCTTGATGGCCAGGGCGCAGGCAGGAGAGCACACACGCTGGCCCAGGCGCTGCGGGATGAACTTGGCGCCGCATTCGGTGTTCTGGCACTTGCGGGGCTTGGGCTGGCCGGTGGCGATCGTCATTCCGAGCCCTCCTCTGCTTCCTCGCGCAGTGCGTCAATGGCGTACTGCGGGACGACGTAGCCCAGCCCTTTCAGATACTCCAGTCGGTCCGCACAGGCCTCTTGATCGGCGTCATCGAAGCTGTCGCCGTCGTGTGGAAGACCGATCCGCACACGATCAGCCGCATCAACGATTGCCATTACCTGGTTGTGGCGCGCCAAGAACTGGTCAACGTACTCCGGCTCGAAAGGAACCAGAGCAGGCAGTTCATCCTTGAAAACCACCCTATTGGCGGCAACGTGAGTGACAAATCCACCAGCTACGCTTTCGTAGACGTAAACATCGCACTGGAAATCATCGCTGCTCCAACGGCAGTAGCTCATGCCTCCACCCCCTTCGCCTTCTGCTGCTCGGGCTGGAAGTCGCCGCGCAGGGGCATGAGATACCGTTCAGGTATGTAGAGCCGGTCTCCTTCATGGAGCACCCACCAAGCTGGCCGAATCACCCGAAAGGTCTGGCCGTCTTCGGCAAACAGATCACCAGGGGCAAGTCGAGACATCAACTCGACTACCACTCCCGCACTGATGCAGCTGGGGATGTCTTGCAGATTAAGAGCGAGATCGCCAGGCTTGAACTTGCTCATGCCTCCACCTCCTTCGCCTTCTTCTGCTCGGGCTGGAAGTCTCCCCGAAGCGGCATGAGCCACTTCTCCCAAACTATGGCGCCTTGATCGTCCACTACCCACACCGGCTCGCCGTCAGGGGTTTCATAAACTCCTGGGTCCATCGGATCGCTACGATCAACCGGCCCAACCAAATGGCGGCTGATCAGTTCAACGCAGGTTCCAACCACCGGAGGGAAGGTGTGATTGATCACAAGCGCCAGGTCTCCTGCCTTGAACTTGCTCATGCGAAAGTCCCCATCTGATCAGCCGCCGCCATGGCGTCAGCCTCGGTTTCGAAGTGAGAGGAAAGGACCAGCCTCCAGCAGGCAGCAAACACGTCGCGGTAAAGCGGCTCAAAAGCTGTGTCGTCCATGCTCGCCCAACTGATCGACTTGGCTTCCTTGCGAACGCCGTCAGGCGTATGGATCAGGTGGAAGTGACCGGCCTCAATGGTGATCCACTCGCGGAACGCCTCGCGGCTCTTCTCGACTGCCGGGAAGCGGCCCGCTCGATCAGCCTCAAGCTTGGCGATGTACGCGGCGACGGCGTTCTGCAATTGGCCAGGACGCCCATTCAGATCCTCGAAGTATTTGGCCAGCCCGCGGATGCCACGCATCTCCTGGCGCGGCACAAGACCACCTTTCGGCTCCCAGTACTCCCATGCGAGATCCAGCATGGCGAAGAACTTGCCGTGGAACTTGGCATTGCGCATCCGGGTGAATTTCCCGTGGACGACCTGGCCGGCCTTCCACTTCTGAACGGTTTCGCGATCTGCCTCGGTCGCCGGGACCAGGCCCTGGGCTGTGCGGATGAGAGCGAGTTCAGCCACGGCGCTTTCCCTTCTTCTGCTTGCACTCCCGGCGCTGCTTGCTGATAGGCTTCTGCATTGCATCTTCAATCGACCAACCACGATTTAGCCGGCTGCGCAGAGTGCATTCGGGAATACCAAGCTGGCCTGCCCACTGAGAAACTGTTTGCCGCCTACCTAGATACTCAACGAAGGTGTTTCTTCTAGTGTTATTCATCTGTTCTAAGGCAGTTGCCCAGCGGCAGTTTTCCTTGAAGTAACCTGCGTCGTTGTCAATTCGATCAAGGGAGGTGGCGTCTGGCCTTTCGCCCATATCAGCCAGGAAGTTGGCGAACGTCATCCACCTTTCACAAACAGTGATTCCTCTGCCTTGGTAGTCGACATATCGCTTGTTAGAGGGATTCGTACAGCGATCAATCATGTTGCTCCATGAGCTGTACGTTGGAGTTCCGGTCATCCCGTGAGAAAACCGAGAGCAACCGCAACTGGTCGTAGTTCGGTTTCTCATCAGATTTCCTCGGCGCATAATGACTCGGTTACCGCAGTCGCAACGGCAAACCCAATGGGAAGCCTTGCCGGCGCAGTGGGAGAATGCTTCAACAACCACCTTGCCCACCCGAAGCCCGATGATGCTTTCAGCGTCCATTGATTGCCTCCAAGTATTCCTGGCAAGAAAGGCACTTCCTAACCCCAGGAACGAGTGCCCGCCGCGCCACAGGAATCTCCTCGCCGCAGTCTTCACATTCGTACAGGCTCTCGCCGACGTACTTGACTCGGGAGTACAGGCGTTCAGCGAGTTCACGCTCGGCGTAGTCGTTGGCGATGTCTACGATATCCATGTCACTCACCCTCCCCTTGCAGGCTCTTCAGTAGTGCCTTGAGCTGGCGATAGCTTTCCATCGACTTGGCGTTCGATTCGCGTTCCTGCTCAACTGCCAGCGCGACGTCCTCGATGCGATCAGACAGGCGCTTCATGTGCTCGGCCATGCCGGCGAGCTCGTTTGCCAGTTCGCCTAGCATCTCCAGCGGGGAGGCGGAGCGCTTCGGCTCGGACTGGGTTTCGATCTTCTTCGCGGGCTCCGCCATCTTCGGCTCCTGATGCTTGGTCTTTTTCTCGACTTGGATTCGTTGGTAGTGGTCAGTACCAGTGCGGCGGATCAGTCCGGAATCGACTAGATCGCGCAGGCAGCCCTGGACAATCCGAACGTCCGGCGTGCTTCCGGTCATGTTGCGAAGTGCGGTGAGCACCTGGAACGAACGCCAGGGCTCAGAGATCGGTACGCAATCGTAGACCTTCTTCGCGATTCCGGTCTGGCCCTGCATGAGGGACTCCTGTTTTGCGGGCGTCACTGCTCGATCCTCCCTTCAGGCCAAATGCTCTTCACGACCTCTAACGGGTCGCAGTCCTCCATCAGAATCATCGTGAAGCGCTTGGCGCCTACGACTACGGTCCAGGATCGTTTCATTGGCCCGCTCCTTTGCTGCCATAGCGGTCAGACAGCCGAGTTACTTTCTGCGGCCTATCGGCCTCAGCAGGCCGCCATTCAGCGGATAGGTTTTCAAAGCGGTTGTACTGACCCAAGAACGCAGCACGTACCGTCCCCGTTTCAACGTCGCGCCCCTTTGCGACGATGATCTCGGCCACCCCTTTGAACTCGGTATGCTCGTTGTAGACCTCGTCCCGGTAGACGAAGAGGATGATGTCTGCGTCCTGCTCAATGGCGCCGGATTCGCGGAGGTCGGACTGGATCGGGCGCTTGTTAGGGCGCTCCTCACACTTTCGGGAAAGCTGGCTTAGGAGAATCACAGGAACGCCAAGTTCGTTTGCCAGGAGCTTGAAGCCGCGGCTGATTGAGCTGATGACGTTGACGCGGTTCTCCCCCTCCCCGTCCATGAGTTGCAGGTAGTCGACCATCAGCATGTCGAGTCCATAGCGCATCTTGTGACGGCGCGCCATGGCGCGAACTCGGCCGATCGTATTCAGGGCTGGCTTGTCCGCGAGGTACAGGCTGGACATGCTGATAGTCCGCGATGCGGCACCCAGCTCGGCACCGTACTCCTCGCATGCGGTACCGTTTCGGATCATGTTCAGCGGAATCTTTCCGACTGAAGCAACGGCGCGGTCAATGAGCTGCCCATTGCTCATCTCAAGGCTAAGCGCCAGCACTGACTTCCGCTCCTTGAGCGCCGCATGGATCGAGCAGGACATTGCGAAGGTTGTCTTGCCCATCGCTGGTCGGCCAGCGACGACAATCAGTTGGCCCGGCAGGAACCCGCCGATCTTGGCGTCGAGATCAGTCAGCCCAGAAGAAATACCCATCAGGGTTTGTCCGCTCCGATAGCGGTCGTGGCGCTGCTGCCAGACCTCAACCTGGGTTGCCAGGACATCTGAAGCCTTCTGAACGTCAACGCTAGTTTCGCCAGCATCCACTGCCATGATTGCGGCATGAGCAGCAGAGACCTTTTCAGCGGTCTCCTGGCTCGAACTGGCAATCTCGGAAATGTCCTGGGCAGCGATATGCAGTGCCCGATCAACAGCGCGCTCACGGACGATACGGGCATAGGTCGAGGCGCTAGCAATACTCGGAGTGTTCTTCACGATCTCGCAGCAGTAAGCCAGTGCCGGGGTCTCGCTAGGAAGCGCTCCAAGCTGCTCAGCTACGGTCAGGAAGTCGACCGCCTTGTTGGCAGAGCGTACCGCCATGATCGCCCGGAAAACCTCAGCGTTGTCTGCGAAATAGAACGACTCCGGGGTCAGCTCATCGGCAAGAACGTCGATTAGCTCCGGACGCTGCATCATCGCGCCAAGAACCCCGTGCTCGGCTTCGAGGCTGTAGGGATCACGCATGGTAATTGCCCTCCACAACCTTGACGAAGTTGGAGGGAGCAATCAGCCAGTCGAAGCAGCAGCGAAACACTTTCCCGTCGCGACCCGTCACCCTCCCCATCAGGAAATCACTGGCGCGAACGGTATCGAAGTAATCTCTCCAGAAGCCAAGGTCCTGATGGACTTCGCTGTCATTCCAGCGAGCCTGCACCTTCGACTTCCGATCTTTGTTGATCAAGACCACGGTCGGCAGCTCTGGAAGCACTTCGTTGAACAGGTCGACAATCGCCTTTACCGGGCAGGCAGTCTTCTTGGAATTCGCATCTTCGGCAGCAGCGGTTGCTTCTACTGACGGTTCACTTGATGGTTCTATTACGGTTCTGGGGGCACCAGGTGCCGGGGTGGGCGGCACGTCGTGCCGGGGTGGGGCGGCATCTGGTGCCGGGGGGCATGTCGTGCCGGGGGCATAAGATGCCGGGGTAACGGTGTACCAAGTGGATCGGCCATTGCGCTGGTGACTGATCAGTATCTTTGCATCCTCCAGCCAGCGAAGCGCGTTGCGCACAGCGCGCTCTGACAGGCAGGTACGCTCTGCAATCTTGGCAACGGACGGCCAGCAAACGCCGTCATCGTTCGAGTTGTCAGCCAACGAGATAAGAACGGCTTTCTGTGGGGCGCTCATTCCCTGAAGCGGCCAGCACTGAGTCATGATTATCGTGCTCACCAGTCAAGCTCCTCTTCTTTCTCATCGACGAGGCTAGGCTGTTCCTGGGGCGCGCTCGCACCTGGGTCCTTTTCCGGAACAAAGCCCAGCAGTTCTCCTCTCAGGCAGATGATTGCCCCGTACAACCAGCTATTGGGATTAGCTCGGCCGCGATACCAGATCTGTCCGTCCTTCTGGTACATGTAGATGCCGCTGAACTTCGCAGCCTCGTTCAAGGCCTCGACTCGTTCAGCCGCTTCTGCACAGAGGAAAGCGTTATGAAGCCGTTCCTTTTCTTCTTCTTCGTAACCGTCAGAGGTCAAAGCAAAGCCACTGCTGTAGCCCTGAATGATGCTGGCTATCGACTTAAAAGGACCTGCGAAGAATTCTCTGGAATGGTTAACTCGCCTGTCAGCTAAGCCATCGTGAATCTCGGCCTCAACATCTTTCGGATCTTCAACTTGGCCAAAACACAAAAGCTTGAATGGGAGTGGCGAGCTTGTAGAACTGGATAGCTCGTCGCACCGCTGCAATGGAGCACGCTCCGTCATACCTATCTTGTAGATTCCCGGCATTGCGGCGTTGCCCAGACAGTAGATGAACCCGTAGTTCATGGGTTATGCTTCCTGTGTGTTGTGTTTTCCCACGCGTGATTCGGCTGCCACCGATCCACGCACCGACAAAGCCCTGTAGTAGTCGCTCAGGGCTTTGTTGTATCTGCGCCTCCACTCACTCGAACCCATACCCGCCAGCTCTTCAGCAGCGTTAGCCATTGCGGCGTAGTCAGAGTTCGTGAGACGAGGGCGCATAGTCACTTCGCCCTGTGCAGTTCGAGCACGGCCCGAACCTCTTCATGCCTGGCGGCCATGTGCTTGGCATGCAAGGCCAAAATCTCTTTCGCTTCGTCAGCGCTGATCTCCCCGTCCTCCAGGGCCAGAGCGATCATCTGATCAACCCGGCCACGCTTAACCGCTGTACGCAGCGAACGGTGGTGCAGGTCTACGTTGTCCAGATCGCCCGCTTCCGGCGTCCGCACAAACACTCCCCCGTACATCGCGCAGATGTAGTCCGGCAGATAGGAAGTCCCCATCTCCTGCTCCAGGACGTACAGGTCGCCGTCGCTCAGGGGCTTCACGCCCGCCGTTTCGTACATCTGGTTCTCCAGGCGCTTCAGCGGAATCCCCAGCCGCGCGGCAGCGCAATCGCGACCGCCCGGATAGGCATTGGCTACCGTGGTCATTACCTTTCTGCGGGTCTCTAGTACGGGCGTTTTCATGCTCTAGTTCTTCCCTTGAGGTCGGTGCTATACGCTGTCAGCCGTGAATTGAGGGAACGGCGAAAGCCAGCGCTTCGAATGTGGAGTCCGGCGCATCCGTGATAGCTTTCTGCTTCCACACGGAAAGGCCACGGAGGCCGGGCATGACTGATGAAATCGACAAGATCGTTGCGACGATCAACGCGCAGAAAGGCGAACTGATGGGTATCAACGCCTTCCTTATGGCAGTGGCACGCTCGCTAACACCTGCGGAACTCGGGAGGGTTCTCGACGGGTTCGATAACGAAATTGCGCACATGCGATCGTTCTTGGCGTACTCGCAACTGCCGGACGAAGTCATTGGGGGTCTCGAGGGTTATGTGAAGACTTGGAACGCGATTCGAACGAGGCCAAACCAGTCTTGAGAGACTGCGCCCAGAAAGCGTCTCGGCTCTCCTCGTCATCCTTCAGCGCTTTCTCGGCAGTCACTTTCTCTGGCCCGGCCAGAACCATTTCGCGGGCCAGCTCGATGAAGCGCAGCGCATCCTCTTGGCTCATGCCTGAGTCGAACTGGATGTAGGCCGTTGGCCACTTGTCGATCAGCCGGATTTCACTGGAGCTCTTCCTCGACGACGTGGCGCCCAGGAAGTAGGCCATCGCCAACGAGGAACCAAAGATCAGGATTTGCATGAATTCGGTCATGGCTGGCCTCCCGGCCGGTAGATTGGATCGGGTTAGGCGGCGGACTGCTCAGTAGCGACCTTCAGGGCGCCTTTCGTAATGCGCTCAATCTCGTACTGGCGGAGTTTTGGAATTTCTTCTGGCCACTGGCGCACCGCCTCATAGGTAATGCCGAGGGCTTTGGCTACCTTCGAAACGCCGCGGAAGTGGCTGATCACTTGGGTCTTGGTCATAGGCGACTCCAGTTCACTCGCACCAATTCAAGCATGCTTGCAATTACAAAGCAAGCATGCTTGGCAAGCTACCTTGTAGATTTCTCAACATGAAAACCACAGACCGGATTACCAAGCTCGTACTCGCCAGAAAGCCGGAGATCGGCCCCCGCGGGGTAAAGCGAGATATCGCCAACACGTGCGGCATCAGCTATGAGGCCGTGAGGCAATGGTTTGCCGGCGACACTGAAAACATCAGAAATGAAAATTTGACCGCTCTGGCCGAGGGCTATGACACGACGGTGGACTGGCTTCTATCTGGTTCAGGAGAGCCACCTAGACGAAAAGCAACGAGCAGTGCGGCAGAGAAGTTCCTTCAAATGTTGCAAGGCAAAAAGCTTCGTCCCGATCAGCAGCAGCGCTTGGAGCAGGCAGTGCTAGACACTCTGGATGATCAGCCCGTGGTGGAGGCCGCAGACAATGTGATCATCGCCGACTTCTCCCGCAAGCCACTGGTGGGCGATGAGATTCGCATCGCTCATTACGATGTTCAGGGGGCGATGGGCAATGGAAAGGTTGTTCAAGATTTCCCAGAGATGTTCCGCGATGTCACGGTCAGCCAGCAGCATCTGCGCGAACTTGGCGTTAAGTACAAGGATCCATCACATCTGAAGATAATCACTGGCGACGGACAGTCGATGGCCCCGACCATCCAGAACCTAGATCCGCTAATCGTCGATGCCAGCATTCGCGAGTTCACCGGCGACGGTATCTACGCGTTCACCTGGCAGGGACTCTTCTATATCAAGCGCCTACAGTTGAAAGGGTCAGACCACTTCAAGATGATCTCGGACAATACAAGCCACCCTCCAGAGGATATTCGAGTGGATGAAACCTACATCCAGGCCAGAGTGTTGCTGGTCTGGAACGCGAAAAGGCTGTGATGGGCAGAGGCACCGCATCATAGGCAAGGTCATCTGGCGGGGTGGGGATCTGTAGCTATGGGCAGATCATGGGGGAGTGAGTTGGCTTCCGATGGGGAGTGAGTGGCTAAAAAGAAAGAATGACTGTGACCATCGCTATTTGCAGTTCTAGTACAAGGAGGTGAACTTGATCCCGCTGTGGAACCACCAAGGAATTATCCCCCCTATCGACGAAAGCAATCCAACATCGCCGGTACGCGCCCCATACCAAACAGACGTGGTTCAGATAGTTGAGCGCTATGCAACTACGTTCGAGAGATGCGACGTGCTAGAAGGCTTTTTGTCTCATCGAGCGCAAATTCATAGGATGGGTATCGCCTCCGGCTTTCAATGGCTGGATGGAAGCTTCATGGAAAATGTGGAGCTTTTGGAGGGACGGCATCCGAATGATATGGATGTTGTTATGTTCGCTGACATTCCAAAGGCTGTTGAGCAGGCATTGCAGCCTCAAGATATTCAGATGCTTGTTGACAATCCCTGGATCAAGGAAAATTACAAGGTTGACTTCTACCTGCTCCCTTTGTCGGAGTCACCAGAAACGCTGATCGAAATGGCCGCATACTGGTACAGTATGTGGTCCCATAGAAGGTCTATGCAGTGGAAAGGCTTCTTGAGCGTCAGGCTCGAATCTGGGCTGGACCAGAACGCCTTAGACCTTTTGAGGGCCCGCCGGCAGGAGATCCAGCATGAACAGAACTGAATTCACCCATGCGCAAGCAGAAATCAGCTTCTTGGATCGAATTGCGCAAAAGCCTGGATTGAGCGACCTTGCTCGACTTTCGCTCGAATCCAGAAAAAATCAGGTTAGCGCTAGCCTACGAGATCCTGACCGCGGCGCTTTTGCTCCAGCAAAAGCCATCGTCACCTACCGCGGAGCGCCGGTCCACGGCGTCCACGGAATTGTTGCTGAATTCGGATCGGCTGCCACCACAAAATTTTCTGATGCGATAGCGGCAATAGCGGCCTCTTTAAGCGGCATCCTCAACGACTTTGGGCCCATTCCGAATAAGGCACAAAATCAGATCTTAATCACGGGCACAGCCTTGGGGTCGTTTGGCTTTGAGTTCGAAGAAGCTCCGGCTGCCGAGGCCCAGCTCCCGCTTGAGGGAACAACTCCTGTTTCCCAAGCGTTTGAGTTGGTTGCTGAATTACTCGAAGCATCGACAAAAGGTGATGAGGAACTATCAGAGCCTGCGTCAAGACTTGGCACTAGGGCTATCGCCATGGTGTCGGAATACTTGGATAAGCTGATTGCCTATGAGGCGTATTGCTCGGTCTCAACACAAGATCACATCTTCGCTTTCTCAAGTGTTGACCAGGTTCGAATTAGCAGGTCACGGCTTAGCACAGACAATATTACCGAAAGATTCGTTGAGTTCTCTGGAGAGTTCTTGGGCGTATTTCCTGCGGAGCGACGCTTCGAATTTAAAACGCAAGATGGAGAGGTGCTACACGGTCGTATCTCCGCTGACGTAGAGAACCCGGCAGAGATAAATACGCGCCTGAATCAACTATTCACCATCAAGTTAAATGCAAGAACTGTAGGCAAAGGTAGACCGCGTTATACGCTAACCGCTCGACCTTGGTGATCAGAACCAGAAGCCCCGCACCCGCGGGGCTTTTCGTCCCCGCCCGCCTTTGACAGATGCCCTCCGCCGGCCAAGAAAGACAGCCGTCCGACACAGGCCACGCCTCGATTCCCATGCGCCCTTTTCACATCAGCCGCGCATTTGATACATTGAGGCGTCCTTGAAGGCACAACACCGAAAGGACTAGGCCGCGCCGGAACCTTCCCCGGCGTGGCCTTTTCGTTCCTGCCCTTCCATCCCGGCTCTGCGCTGAGCTGACGACAGCCATGCCCAGGCGCTGAACTCGCCCCAGCGCTGCCCCTCCCGCCTGACACCGAATCCTGAGCCCGCCTAGCGCGGGCTTTTTCATGGGCGCGAGAAAATATATCTCCGCCGGTATTGACTTATGTATATCCGGCGGCGATAGTTAATCCATAGCCGCAGCCAATACGCGGCCCAGGCCACCGAGCCGACCGCTCTTTCACAACCCGCGCCATGAACGACTACCCGGCAACGCCGGTTAGGTCAGCCCGAGCTGTCTCCTGGCGGGCGAAAGAAATCCAGGGGAAACAACCAAGCCTGCCTCTACGGCGACCGGCGATCCGACAGGCCCGAAAGCCTGCCAACGCGCAGACCACTGCGACGGCGGACGAAGCGAAATGCTGAACCGAGCGAATGACCCGCATGCAGGTGCGGAGAAACAACGATTTCACTGGCTGGCCCTCCACCGAGGGCCAGACGGGAAGTCAACGAGGAGATAGGTCATGGCTCGCCAGAACGATATTGAAACCATTAAGGATTTGTTGCATCGCGGCGAACTCACTGCCGACCAAGCAAATGTCCAGATGGTTCGCAACGATCGGTTCCGCATGGTGATCAATTCGCTTCCTGCAAGTGTGCGCAAGGCTCTCAATGCTGCGGTGAAAACTGGTGAGCTTGGGCACATGAAGAAAGAGGGCCACAAGCCTGAATGCTATTTCCACCCTACCTTCAAATATCTGGCTGTTGAGGCCCGCAACAAGCGGGAGTGTGAAATCGCAAGAGCAAGCCGCAGTGCTTTGGCAAGCATGAGTGACATTGTGTCACTTGATTGATCGGATACCCAAGATTCCCTTCGCAAGAGGGGCATCGAGGAAGTCAACGCCCTGGAGGAGCAGAAAATGAATGAAAAATCCTCACATGCTGTACGCCAG